TGGCGGGGATGTAGAAATCCCCGCCAGCATTTGCCCTGATAAATTCAAGCCGTCGCCAGCACCAACGGCGAAAACGCCTACGCGCAATCAAGGCAAGAAACAGGGTGAGGCTGCCGAATGAATTTGCGCGAGCAGGCAGAGAAGGATCTGAGTTTTACCCTTGAAGGACCGGATTGGGGATTGCCAGTCGAACTGATTTCTCCCGACGGAATAAAATATTCTACATCGGAAAACAGTCCAGACCCCGAGAATCCGCTGCCTTTGATGGGACAAATCCTTTATGACCAACTCAAAGCAGATCCAGACACCGGCGAACCGATAACGGTCAATAACCCGATCATTACTCTACGCCGGACAAGCCTCGCCCGTATTCCTGCCGATGGTGAAAGGTGGTCGATTAAAATCCCGACCGATCCGAGCCTGACCGCAGAACTTGAAAACTTTGTATTATCGCCGACCAGGCCGCACGGTGGCGGTCAGTCGATCGGCTTCATTAAACTTTACGCGCAAAGGATTGAGCAGTTATGAAATTGACCAGACCAAAAAGTAAAGGAAGTTCGATATGATCGATAAAAGCGCAGCAAGGCCAAACGGTGACGGTATCGGAGGCGGCACGAAATGATGCTGTTCCGCACCCTGAAATCGAATCTTGAAACGATTCTGAATGATGCCGCCGGCGGTGAATATACCGTCGTCGGATATCAGCAGCAGGGTGTCGGAGCGACTGAAATTCTCGGAACGAAACGCCGCGTTCAGGTTTTTTACGGATCTGGTCAGTTTGATAAAGGCAACTCAGGCATGACCGGGCCGATTTATCATGATGTCTCTTTCACTGTTCGCTTGATGGTTTCGGCCGCCGCAACCGGTGATCTGACCGTCATTAATAATCCATCGTCGACCGGCCCGCAATTGGCCGCCGCGATTGCAGCGTTTCAGGACGCATCGGAAATCGCCGACGCCTCGCTTGATGAATTGATGGATCTGGTTTATCAGGTTTTAATGGATGCCGACAATCAAGACATCGGAACATCGCCAACCGGCCCGCCTTATGTGGTCGCGAATCGATGGGTTGCCAGTATGAGAAAAGATGACCCGTTAAATCACGGCGAATATGTGGCACTGACCGCAGATATTGATTTTCAGTGCCAAGCAAAAGAAGAATTAACAGGATTAACCCCAACCCCGGCCGCGGCTGATGCCTTCGATGTCATAGACGAAATCGACAGCGACCACGCCAAACAGGGCACAATAACATAAGGAGGTTGATAAAATGTCAACATTTCCAGGATTAGCCGCTGGGACCGGATCGGGTGCTGTAAATACCGGCTTCGGCGCAGCGACAGAAGTATTAAAAAGAAAACAGATTATCGTGGCGACCTACGACCCCGCTAAAACGCTGGTGGTAGACGAAACTCCGGTACTCGTAATCAGTCCAGAAGATACCGGCGACAAGTTCGGTTTCGGATTTATGGCGCACCGCCTACACCGTGCAAACGATCTTGGCGCACAAGGCGTTGAAACGTGGATTCAGCCGCAAGCTGAAGCAGGCGGTGCCGTTGTATCTGATGGTGAAATCGACTGGGCCGGAACCGCTGGTGTCGTTAAGGGTATTCTCGCCGTGTATATCGCCGCCGAGAAATATCCTGTCACGATCACCACCGCAATGACCCTTGAAGAAGTTTCCGACGCTGTTGTCGCCCTCGTTAATTCTGTATCAGCCGCACCAGTTATCGCCGCCAAAACTGCCGTAACTTTCGAGACAACCTTCACCGCCAAGTCAAAAGGGCCGTGGGGTGATGATATCAGTATCAGCATAAGCCTCGAACCTGGCGACGAAACTCCGGTCGGAATTGCTTTCGCTATCACGGCAATGACCAACGGCGCAGGTATTCCGAGCATGTCTGACGCTCTCGACGCACTCGGCACCGGCGACAACGCCAACGAAGCGCATTTCACCGCATTGATTCACGGTTACGGACAGGACAGCACCACCCTCGACGCAATCAGTCTTTATGTCGGGGAAGGTAACGACTTCACCGGGCTTTACAGCAAGACCGTAGCCCGCCCGTTTTACTCGTCAACTGGTGACGTTGCCGCTGGATCTTCCGGACTTTCCGACATGATCGTAATCAGTGACACGCGACTCGAAGACAGGTCAGACGGTTTTATCGGTGTGCCGGATTCAAAGTCTCACCCGTCCGAAATCTCAGCACAGGGAATCGGCATCGCCGAAAGAGGATTCAATAAAAGGGCGACCGCATCTGTTGTCGGAAAAACTCTGATCGGTGTCGACCCGGGCGCAAAAGATCAACGGTGGACTTCCGATTATGACGACAGAGATACCGCCGTCAGGTCTGGGATTAGTCCGACTTTGGTTGTCAGTGGCAGCGTTAAAATGCAGAACTTTGTAACCTTCTACCGCCCGGCAAACGTTTCTGTCGGCTCTAACGGATACCGTGAAATCAGAAACGTGTCGGTTACTCAGAACATTTTAAACAGTCAGAAGATTTTCTTCAGCCGTCCAAAGTGGGAAGATTTCGATATCGTTTCAAACGTTCAGAAAGTAACAAATCCGGAAGCGAAAAAGAGAGCTCGCGACCGTCAAAGTGTACTTGATGACGTAATCCTTCTGCTGACCGCATGGGAAGGACTCGCGTGGATTTACAGCGCACAGTTCTCCATTGACAAAATCAAAGCAGAGCCATCAAGGGTTGTCATTCGTGGCACCGGCGACGGATTCGACGTTAATATCCCGGTTTTATATTCTGGAATCGGCAACGTAAAAGACGTGCAGACCGAGTTTGATATCTCGTTCGCCGTCCTCAATCAATAAGGAGGTGCCACGATGAGCGCAGGAAGTTTAAGAGGTTTCCAGGTTGATGGCATCGCCTATGGAGTTGCGGCAGACGCAAACGTTGCCAAAAATCCGACCATTGAAAAAGAAGGCTTGAGGCATAGCGGCGGGAACATGGTAAAAAGAACGCTTATGTCTGGAGATTATGAGGCAATCAAACTGACGATAACACCGTCAGAATTTGCCACACTTGAGGCACAAGCTGAAGCGATTGGTTTTGTTCCGGTCAGTCTGGTTTGGGCTGATGGTACGGTTTTCAGTTCTCCGGCCGAAGTCAATCTCGGACCGTATCAGAGCGACGACAGTTCGTGCGAGCTCAGTGCTATTCCGGAATCCGGAAGTTGGGTGAATTTCGCAGCATCTTAAATCACAGCGGGGTCGTTAATGCGGCCCCGCGCAACCGTAGCCCCGTCTACATAAGCAGGCAGCTATCGGGGAATACAACCGCCAGAAAGGGCAAATGCACATGGAACAAGAACAAGAGATTAAACGGGAGATTTCACAGGAAGTGGCAGAAGGTCTATTTGATGATTTCCTCGGATACTACGGAATTAAGTTCAGTCACATCGAGCTTGAAGACGGGCAGGCCGCAGCCGCAACTCTCCGGAATATGTTGGTCGATGCGATCAAGGATGGTCTAATTGATATCCAGATCAATGAATCAGGGCTTCAGGTTATTCATCATTTGATGTTCAAAACAGAAAACAACGATTCAATCATCTACCGAGACAAAACTGTCAAGGCTAATCTCGCGATGGACAAAATAACAGGGAAGAACAAAAACACCGAAAGGCAACATGCGTACATGGCCGCGCTTGCAGGTGTACCGGCTGTTGAGTTTTTGAATCTTCGCGGTGTTGATGCAACAATTTTCAGTCGCATATCAACGGTTTTTTCTATGGTGTAGTGCCACTAACCGTCGAACACATGGAATGCAGTTTCATGGGTGGCGTTACACTGACGGCAATGAAGGAAATGGATTATCGTGAATTGAAGTGGTGCAGCGATTTAAGCAAAAGAATGTCTGAAGCAAAAACTGATGCGTGGAACGGAGTAGCCGGTGGCGATAGAAAGAAAAGTTAATGCCAAGTTTGGAGCAACCGGAAACATTATAAAGCGTTTTGGCATTATGGCTCGCGCTGCGTCAAGGTTCGGACGGAAAACCACAGATGCATTTAAACGGATCAACCGTGGAGCAAACCGTTTTAAAGGTATCACTTCTGGATTCCTCAAGGCACAAGTAATTGGCAAAGGTTTCGCACTACTGACCCAAGGTATCGGGTCAGTAGTCGACCAGTTTATTCAGTTCGACAAGGCGGCGCTCGGTGCGACGGTACGATTTAAAGATATCGGGCCGAACGCCGCAAACTTCAACGAGAAATTAAAAGAAATTGAGAAGTCGGCTCGTGAAGTTGGTGCCACCACTGAATTCACATCAGCGCAAGCCGCCGAAGGACTAAATAAACTTGCTGTTTCTGGCTTCACATCAGCCGAAGCAATGGGCGCATTAAAGGGTATTATCGACGTTTCAACCGCAACCGGCGAGGATTTCGCAAGGGTGGCTGATATTCAGTCAGATTTACTCGGGGCGTTTGGACTTGCAGCCGGAACAACTGCTGAAAAAATCAAGAATTTAAACAGATTAAACGATGTAATGGTCAAGACTGCGAATTCTGCGAATGTAACACTTGAAACAATGTTCGAGACGATGAAGCAGGTCGGGCCGATTGCAACCGGCGTACTCGGTGCCAGTCTTGAAGAGGTCGCAGCATTAACTGGCGTATTGGGAAACTCAGGTATTAAGGGCAGTGAGGCAATGACCGCCCTGAAAAATGCTTACCTGAGGCTTGCAGCGCCTCAGAGCGCAGCTAGAAAAACTCTCGATTTTTTCAACGTGTCACTGGATAACGGCCGGGGCGGGGTGCGAAAAATCACCGATGTAATCGGCGAACTTGGCGTAAAAATAAAAGACCTCGATCCAACAAAGCAAGCTGAAATTATGGACCAGATATTCGGCAAGCGGGCTATTGCTGGAGCCAAAAATATCATGGACAATGTTGCCTCTATCAAAGAGCTTGAAAAATCATTATTGAATGCAGGATTTACGGCACAAAGAACCGCCGAAATCATGCGAACTTCGATTGACGCAAAATTAAAGTCTCTCGGTTCAGCAGCAACGGAAGCAGGTTTTAAAATCCTGAATGCTTTCAGGGTAGACGGTAAAAGTGGCATCGATGCGCTAACGGAGTCCATAAGAAGCGCAGATATGCAACCGTTCATAGAAGGTCTTAAAGTACTCGGATCGATAGCGGTCGGAATTGGTGAGGCGTTCTTTTTCGTCGGGGATAATATCGGTTTCGCATTCGCAAAGATGGCACAATTTAAAGACTTCATTTTAGATGTCTTGCCGAAGAGTAAATTCGGCGCAGATTTCGACCCTGAGTCAACAGGTAGTACACCGGCACGATCTGCCGCACCAAACGCAGCCGAAGCACAAGCCCGCGCACAGGCTCAATCTGTCAATGTCGGCGGCACTATTAACGTAAACGCACCGGCAGGAACAACCGCAGAATCAGACGGGCCGGTCGGATTTAATTTAAATAATCTTGGATTGAATGGGGCGTAACGCATGAGCTATAACGACCGCATACAAAAATCAATAGTCCTTACATCCCCTTCCGGATTTGAATTCACCGGTAAATGGTCCGGTGATTCCCGCAGCGGATCGAAACAGCTCGGAGTATTTAAAACTCCCGGCATCAAGGGCAACATTGCGCAGGATCTTGATATTGACGGTATCACCTACAGCATACCGATATTTTTCGACGGCGAAGATTACGACTTTGACGGTGATGAATTCTTCACGGCGCTCGGCGAAACTGGTGTCTGGTCATTCGTCCATCCGGTTTGGGGCCAAAAACAGAACATGCAGGTGGTCAGTTTCACTCAGCCGCTAGAGCTCGCGACAGGCGTTATTCAGACCACCATTGAATTTCTCGAAGTAAACGACGGTGAAGGCGCGAAATCAGCACAGCAGATCGCCGCCGAAGTTGTCAGTCAAAATATTGAACTATCCGTGACCACCGCCGACCAGCTCGATCAAGTTGTTACGCTCGACACCGCCGACAAGATAGGGAAATTTAAAACAGCCGTAGAAAATGCCGTGACCGCATTCGATAACACGCTGCAAACCATCACGCAAACAGTCGCGGAGGTTCAGGCTCAAGTAGACAGCATCAAGCGTGGAATTGATGCAACCCTATCGGCAACCGTTGTCGATGTGCTGTCAGTCGCCGGCCAGATTCAGGCGCTCGTAAATCTACCGAATTTAGTTGTCACCGACCTGAAAGCCAAACTCGAAACATATCAGCGATTCGCCGACGGTGTGTTTAGTTTCTCGCCTGATTCAGATACTCCAGCGAATATAAACACCGCCTCAGTGTTAGAGATTGCTACCGTATCAGCACTCGGCGCCGCAGGGGTAGCAGCGGCCACGACAGAATTAAAAAGCCGTCAGAACGTAATTGATAACATCGAGGCTAATTTAGATTTATTTGAAAGTGTGGTCAACGGTCTGGACGCCATACAGGAACTTTATTCTGATAATCTGCTCAGTCGTTCGTATTTCTCACAGTCGCAAAGTTTTGCAGATTCGGCGCGTCTGTCTGGTTTGACTGTAGGGTTTTTGATTAAATCGGCTTTTGATCTGGCTGTTGAGAAGAGGATTATTTTAACTGAGTGGTCGAGTCCTTCAATGATCGCACTGCGTGAATACGGCGGCCCCGGCTTGAATGATGAAAATATCGATTTATTTTATGACAGTAATGAACTGACCGACCAAGAGACATATTTGCTCCCGGCCGGTCGTGAGGTTGTGGTTTATTTGTAGAGAATATTTGAATTAAAAATATCATATCCTTTATATGCTTCAAGCGCACTTTCTATATCCTCAAAAACACAACAACTATTATATTCTCCAGTCTTTATGTTAAGCCAGTTGTATCCGTAAACATCAAAATTACCTTTTCTTATTTGCGGAAGCAGTAAATAAATTTCACCTCCTGACGTCTTTGCAAAAATAGGCTCATGTTTTTTTATCTCTTCGTTTTCAGTTTCGTACCACATGGTTTATTTCCTTTCCGTTAAAGTTACCTTTTTATATACCATCTATCACACACATGTCAACACATATTACTTTATTTTTTCCACCGTTCTGGCTATACTGTAACCAGACCGAGGCAGACAGACAGGAAAAGGAGATAGATATGATTTTGAAATTTGTGCTTTATCCAACAGCTAAACGTGAAACAGTTCAGGAAATTTTTGTAGAATGCGGCGGATTCAATCAGTCTTATTTTGAGCCTGATGACGAAATGAATGGTCACGCACACTTTGCGATTAATGGAACACGCGGCCCGAATGCTATCAATGAAATGGAAATCGATTGTGCGAATACAGTCGTTTATGTAATGAACGACAGCGGAAAAACAGTCGATTCGTATCGATGGACAAAAACAGAAGATGGCGCAATTAAGCGCATGTAGGTAGATACTGCCTCGGTCTATTATGAAACCAATCCCCGGAAAACAATACACAATCGTCGACGAAAACACGCTGTCGCAAGTAGCCGCTCGCGCATACGGTGACGCACAATTATGGCCGCGAATCTGGCAAGCGAATCAAACACGGCTACAGTCCGGCAATCCAGATTTAATTTTTCCCGGCGAGACAATTCTGATCCCTGAGATACCAGAACGTGAATTACCAGCTATTCCGGCCTCACAGAAAGACCCCAACGCCTTTTTTATCGATCTCGAAGGGCAAGAGGTCAGGCCGATAGAGACGCGAGTAATCAGGGCAATCGATACAGTTGCCAATGAATGCCGAATCGTTATTCCTTATGCGGTCGGTGAATTCCCCCTATTAGACGAAAAAGTAAAACCCCGAACATATACGAAAACAAAAGTTTCAATCGGCGGTGAGCGTGTCCTGACCGGCAGGCTCTATCAGCGGACTCCACGAGTTTCAGGCGGTAAAACCCTAGAAATGATAATTAATTCATCGACCGTAGACCTCGTTGACTCCGACATGAAGCCGCCTTTTGAATTTAATAATATCACCATAGAAGAATTGCTTGACAAGCTAGTTAAACCATTAGGATTCAACACGCGAATTCTGGTAGACGATACCGGCGGACCGTTCGAGCGCGTAACAATTAATCAGGGCGAAAAATACGGACAGTTTTTTACAAGGCTCACACGTCAGCGCGGATTGCTCTTAACCTGCGACCAATTCGACAGACCGGTACTGACCCGGGCGAATCTGACCGACGCACCGATCGCAACACTTGAGGAAGGTATAACGCCTGGCGTTACAGGTTGGTCGAATGCTTTCAATGACCGCGACGGATTCCGAGAATACCGCGCTGTCGGTCGCAATCCCCTTGACGGCAATGTCGAAGCCACTGCAACCGACGAACGAGTGCCACGCTCAAGATTTAAAACCGTCACAGCAGACGAATCAACATCGGGCAATATTCAGGACCGGGCGAATTGGGCGAAAAATAAATCACTGGCCGATGCTCTCAGTTTTCCGCTTACTGTCGTCGGGCATCGTGACCCGCAAGGTGATCTCTGGATAGAAAATAAACAGGTCACAATCATCAGTCCGACATTATTTATTCCAAAAGGTTTTAATTTCTTGATAAATCGTGTAGAATATGTTGATGGTGGAAACGGACGCACGACTGTATTGCATTTTGTGCCTCCGACTGTTTACACTCAAGGGGAGATTATTGAGCCGTGGTAACGGCGGGAAGGCAGGAAGATGAGCTGGAGAATTATTCTATTACCGGTGCTTGCGACTATTGAGATTGCTCTATTTCTAGTTGCGCTGTTTTTTGGCGGTTTAGTTTTCATTAGTGATTACGTCAACGCTTTTAGTTCCTTTGTGGCGAAGAACTTTATTGAATACGCAAGGAGTCTCCCTTGCTGGAGTTGGTACACCGGTAAGGAGTCAAAAACTTGATCCAACTCGGAACCGTAACAGGTCAATCAATCGAACCGAACCGAGGCACCGACATAAACGTCAGGATGCTTCAGGTTGAACTCGGCACGACTGCACAGTCTGACGTTCAATCGGTCGAATATTTTTCGCTTGGCGGTGATGATAACCCGCCGCAGACCGATGATAAAGTTGTCGTGATTTCGATCGGTTCAGCGTTTAAGATCGCAATCGGTGTCCGTGATTTGATTGTCACCGTCATGAATCCAGGCGAACGCAAACTATACAGCCGTGACTCTGGCGGAGCGATAGCGGCGTTTATTAATCTGCTGACCGGTGGCGATATTGAACTGAATGGTAATGCGAATACGGCGGTCAGATTTGCGGCCCTTCAGACGGCGTTTGATGAACTTAAAGGGGTTGTGAATAGTCACACTCACCTTTACAACCCAGGGCCAGGAAGTCCGACAGCAACAGCGGCAGGAACACCACAAAGCGCGGCTGATATTTCGACCGCAGAAAGTGACACGGTGAAATTGCTATGAAAGATAAAGTCACCATAAAAGAGTGGATCATTGATTTTACTGGAATTGTTTTTTTTCTTTGCGCCTTCGCATGGTGCGGTTTCATTGAAGAATTAACTGAATTAAAAGACGGCACATGGGATCGTTATGACTAACATATATCAAGGCGACCCATACATAACACTGACCGACAACGGTGCAGAGCTAACGTTTCTAGGTGGTCAGCCGATCATGTCGCAAGGTGTAGAAAATCAGTCGACTCTTTCTTTATTCACCGAAGAAGGATGGCCGGGCAATCACCTTCTTGATGACGACCAGAAAATCGGAAGCGACTTTGAAGCAACAGCCCGCAAGCCGATCACACTTACAAGTTTGGCCCTCGTTGAACGATCAGCCGAAAACGCATTACAAGCCGATTTATTCGGCACAGTTCGAGCGGTGGCCAGCAATCCGCAATCATGGCAACAGGACGTCACAATCAGAATCGAGCCGCCTGGGTCCGATCCTGACACGATATTGTTGACAAAGAACGGTCAGAACTGGATTAATCAGGCCGTTAATCCGGCGCATGGGAGGGTGTAAAGAATGTCGCGTAAAGTGAAACTACAGAAGAAATTATGGGAATGGTATAAAAAGCATCCACTATTTCATTGCGTTATTCTCGTTATTGGAATCCCCTTGTTGATAATTGCATTCTTTATATTGTGTGCGCCTATGATAGCATGGAAAGACGGCATTAAATTCGTGTTCGTTGAGTTTAAAAATGATCTTTTAGTGTGGTGGTGGAGTGAATTTAAAGGATCGTTAAAAAAAATAAACATCGGTGGTAACTCATGAACATCCCAACAACACAAGAAATAGCCGACCAGAACATAGCAAGATTTGAGGCTGAACTAGGCCAAACCGTACCGATAAACGCCAAGGCTTTTCTTAGGGTGCTATCAGTCGAAGAAGCTATTCTGTTCACCAGTCTCTATAAATTCGGAATCGATCGAATCAAACAGGTTTTAGCTACCACTGCAACCGGCGCAGGGCTCGACGATATCGGTAATGAATACGGAGTCACGAGAAAAACGGCGGCCGCTACTGTCCTGACGATCACCCTGCCAGGCACGAACGGAACCATCATTCCGGCGACTATTGATTTCGTTTCTGATTCGACCGGTGTTCGTTATTCTGTCGACGCATCGGCAACCATCACAGGCGGAATCGCAACAATATCAGTCACGGCACAACAAGCCGGCACGATCGGAAATCTAAACAACGGTGAAACTCTGACCATCGGAACACAGGTGGCCGGTGCTGAAACAGTCGCAACGGTCACAGATACGACGACAACCGGCGCCGATGAAGAAACTGACGATAATTACCGCATCAGAATTCTCGACGTTATCAGGGCCCCGGGTGGCGGCGGCAATGCCGCAGATTATCGGAACTGGTCACAAGAAGTCGCCGGAGTTGCCCGTGCTTATCCGTATGCCGGCAAACCTATCGCACTGCTGGCCACGTCTTCACCGCCTGACCGGACTGTTTACGTCGAATCGACAACGGCGATCGATGCTGACGGAATACCGCCGCAGTCATTGCTTGATGATGTTCGCGATTCGATCACGACTGATCCATCGACCGGACTGGCAAGGCAACCGCTTGGATTGACTGATGACACTTTATTTGTCGAGGCCATTATTCGTACGCCGTTCTTCGTACAAATCACAGGACTGACTGTTGATTCATCGATCGAGGCGACTGTTAAAACTGAAATCGATACACAACTTACGTCGTATTTTAGGGGTCTGCGCCCGTTCGTTGATGGCGTCGATGCCGTTACTGACCGTAATGATCTGATCACTGACCTGACTGTTTCGAATGTGGTGCAAGATGTCTTGTCTGCGAATGGTGGATCTGCTCAGTCAGTTGCGTTCGATACTACGTCAGGCGGTTCGATTCCTGAATATCAGTTGACTCAGGGCGAGACTGCGAAACTTGCGACACCGAACGGGGTTATTTATGTCTAGCCTGATGCGCCGCACAATCGACACACTTTTACCGCCTGGCAGTGCATGGCAACCGGCGCCTGATGGTGATTTCGATAAATTCCTTGACGGAATCGCGGCGAATTGGGAAACGATCAGGATTTTTCTGGCGGATTTGAAAAACGTCAGAGATCCGCACGACACATCTTTTCTTGCTGACCTTGAGCGTGAATATGGAGTGTTGACAAATCTGTCGCTGACCGAAACGCAACGCCGCGCAGCTTTATCGCCGCTTGTTTTTAATCGTGGCTCGACCGGTACTGTTGACGCGATGCAACAGGCTTTAACTGATGCCGGATTTGATGTTCAAGTTCACGAAAATTCACCGGCTGTTGATCCTGCTATATTTCTTGATCAGCAATTTCAAATGGTCGCTGATGGCGGCGCCGCTTTTGCCGGCAATCAAGACGCTTTCGCTGGTCGTGTCGGTGGCGAACTTCTGGTCAATGGTGATATTTTCAACACGGTTAAATCATTTGAGGTCACGGCCGGGAATCTTTACGCTGGTGATGGTCAGACTGCTGGCGAATATACTGACCTGATCAGAGAGAAAATTGAATATCCCATTCCGACCGATCCGGATGATTGGCCGATGGTATTTTTTGTTGGGGGTGATGCGACTAGAAATGTCGGCGGCGAGTTGACTGATATAGAATTAGCAAACGTTCCGACAGAGCAGGAAAGCGATTTTAAGCGTATAATTTTAAAATATAAACCGATTCATTCATGGGCGGGACTTATAGTCACGTACACGTAAGGAGACACACCATGATTAACTATTTAGCCAGTTTTACAAATACCGACCTTGCAGCTTTTCCTGATACCGCTGCCGTCAATGCTTCCGGTCCGAGTGCCACTGACGGCACCGAGTTTGTCAAGTTGATGATTGATGATATTTGGGGCCGCAATCAAGCGACTATGAATTATGCTGGTCTTGTTCCTGATGGAGTTACTGAGGCAGACGGCACCGCACAGATGATCGAAGTTTTACAGAAAGGTTTCGGCGCACCTCCCGGGGCAATTATAGAATGGGCTAACGCTGTTGATCCTGCCGTTTCCGGACACAGAGCAATTCTGTTGCAAGGCCAAGGCGTTTTAATCGCAAGCTTTCCTGATCTTGATGCAGCAGTTTATGTCGGCGACGGTAATAACGCCGCTGTTCATGCCGGCGGCGGAAAATTTTATCGTGCCAGTGATTCAGCTGGAACGACTCCGAACATTGCCGGACCTTATTTGATTTTACCTGATGCGCGTGGCGTTACGACTCGTGGCCTTGATGTTGCGGCGGCTATTGACCCTGATGGTGCTTCGCGGTTTTTGGGAGACATCCAGTCAGACCTGTCAAATATACCTCCACACAGTCACTTTAATGGTGTTGGTACGATTGGCGTCGGGGCGTTTATTTACGGAACGACTGTTACAGATGTTCCTGGGTCAGCAACTCGGTCATTTAATGATGTTGCATCCGTGCCAACACTTCAAGGAATAACGTCAACATCAGTAGTCGGCGGAGGTGTAGAAACCCGCATGTTCAACCGCTCAACAAACTTCGTGATCTGGTACTAATCAGAGAGAGGATAAAATATGTCACAACATGACAGCCAAACAGTAATCACCCAAAATATCGACGGCATCGAAGTCATTCGCGGATTCGGAAAACTAGCGATAGATCCGATTGAAACGCGGAAAGTTGCCGGAATAGCGATTCAGGAAACCGACGAATTTAAAGCCGTCAAGGAAAAGCAATACGATCGGAATGAGTCAGCCAGAAAAGCCGGTGAAGAACACACGAAAATGAAGTCGGCGAAAAATAAACAGGATAAAGACAAGGCATGGCGGGCGTGCGAAACTCATCGTAATATGGCGACCGGTTTCGAAGTTGAAATAAAAGAACGACTGCCGGCGCTCAAGAAAAAGGAAAAAGAAATCAGACTGACTCAGGCTGTGTATTTTGAGCCTAAACTTGGCGAACACGCGAAAAGTGACGCCGAAATCGACGCTCTAAGGGATAAACTCGCATCGGTGCAAGGGTTAGGGTTCGTGGATCTTGACGGTAATATCCTTGAAGACAATCGGGGTGCGATTTATTGCACTGAGTCGGACGGCAAGTGGTTGATTACTAAAATTCTGTCCATCGGTGTCAAGGTTCCATCGTCGGCTATTCTTTATGGCGACCTCGATGCAGACCAGAAAAAAGAAGTCGATTTGCAAATTGAAATTAATCTCGCCTCCGGAATGTCTGCCGCTGAGAAAGTAAACGCGAAAGCCGCCGCCGATGAACGTGCGATTGTGGATGCTGGAAATATTGACCGGTCATTGCAGATTCAAGGTTCGAGCCCTGATGATGCTCTTGCCGGTGCACAGGCGTGGCTTGCTGATCGTCGTGCCGAGTTGGATTTGATTTATGGATAGTTTCTGAATAGATTTTGAATAGGAAAGGGGCCGCCGATTGAAACCGGTAGCCCCTTTTTTGTTAATCAGTAAACAGTTCACACCAGTACCAAATATCTTTTTGGCACTCAAATTCAAACATTCGTTCTCCGACACATCCCTTCTCTTCGTGGTCTAAGGCAACAAACGACCATTTATCTTCAAATCTATCAGTGGCCGCCACGATAGCGAAGTGATTGATGTTCACAATTTCATGAATTTTCCGGTCATCAGGGAATGCGCCAGCGTCTACAAATTTAACCGCGAACTCTTTCCCGTTGCAATTGTCTCTACTGGCGTAAATCTCACATCTGTAATCCATCACATCCCCCAAACTTCCGCGCCAGTCACAAAACTACTCACGCTGCCAGAGTTAAAATCATATTTCCAGACAGAGCCGGACCAAGTGAAAAATAACGCACCGTCCGCCAGTATCGGCTTGATCACCTTCGCACAATTCACACCGTACAGACGATCACCGTCACCCATATACAACCGCGCTACCTGCTCGACACGATCAAGCGAAGGCGTGTACCGATACAGCCATCCGTCATTACATTCAATCCAATACAGGACAGTTTCGGAATGTTCAACCCGAGTGCCGGCGGCGACGACTACAGGAGCAGCGCCTGATGTAGAAATAAAACTTTGCAGCGATGTTTCCATTTCGTGCAGATCGAGCCCGTCGAATGTGTAGCCGTTCCACGAATACCAGAGCACCGTATCGTCAGACCACAACCACTGGTTCGCACCGAAAAAATAATTATACTGATACGCTACCCTGAAATCACCGTCGACCGTGCTGATTGTCGATCTGTGCGTATTTACATCGGTGCTGTGAATCATAAGCCCATTGTGTCGTGCGTAACTCACTGCGAGACTCTGATTTTTAATATTCCGCAGCTTCCCGACTGTATCGATCGCAATAACGTCACCTGATTCGGTGATGAATGCGTCGACCACTTCCCATTGATTGAGATACCACTCGCTGTAAATATCGGAATTCTGATAAATCCTAACATAATTTTTATACATGCCGCCCATGCTGTATGCGGTGGCCGCGTCGATATTCTCGAAGATCCATGTATCTGCACCGATAGCGATAGCCGATGGAGTTGTGACCAGGCGTTGACTGATTGTCTCTGAACCGGTGTCGTCGATGCCGTACAGAATATCATCGATGCTGATAAATCCGTCCTGGGCGTTTGCGGCTTGACCGGTGCCGAATAAAAACAGGTCGGTGCCGTCTGATGTGTAAATGTCGGTCCCGTCGCTGACGATCAGATTATGCACCACGGCGGGCGGGTCTGGCTCTGGTTGTGGTTGGGCTGGACTGTTGATGTAGGTTGGTGATTCTGAGCTTCCGCAGGCGGTTAAAAGTAGGAGTAGGAGAATGTAGATTAAGATTCGCATTTTTCCTCGCTTTCTGGTTTGTTTTTTAGACTACAGCGGTAATCCGAGTATTGCCATTCGAGTCAACATATCCATACCTTTCACAAGAACGACCAAGCCAAGCACGATCATTGAATAGTATGGCAGCTTTTTCAGTCACGGCCCTTTTAAGTTCAATTATTTCGACTTTAAGTTCTGATATCTCATCTATCCGCCTTTGGTAGCTTGTTTTCATTGCTTCAACTTTCCCCGCGTTAAAAAGGATGCGCGGCCCCTTGATAATTATAGTTGTGTTTAGGCGCTAAATTTTCGCCTGTCCATGTCGTTCCAATGTTTAAGCAATTCATCTTCACAAAGGTGTGCTTGGACAAGAAAGTGACAATCGTCACAGCCTATCAATGTTGTTTCTGTTTCCCTTGAACTCTCGACCGTAATTAAATCACTTTTACATACAGGACATACATCAATCATATTACTCTCCTTTGAGCATTTCTTTGTATTGCTCAATTTCGTTTTTGCAGTTTGCCACATAACCTTTATTCCAAAAGTTAAGGCTGATTGTTTTTTCGAGGCGACTAATATTGGTGTTGATTTCTTGTGTGTTCATTGTCTCGCTCCGTTCGTTTAAGGTAGGTACAGTGTATCGACTATCACACACCCTGTCAACTAAATATTACAGTTTATTTTTAAATCGTGTTATTATTTCCGTATGGGTGAAGCCGCAAAAAAAATAGAAGACGAACGCCTATTAAATCAAGGTCCGAACAAGCGACTATTTAAAACGGACGCCGGTGCATCATATCAGGGCGAGGTGGTCAAACATAACGGGAATATGCTGATATTGAAAAACCCTCGGAAGTTGGTAGGACTGCCGAAAGGGTGGCCGGACCTGATCGGGTTCGAGTCCGTCACGATCACCGCCGATATGGTCGGGCATAAGGTGGCAATTTTCGTCTGTGAGGAAATCAAAGCCGGTTCCGATACTATGAAACCGGCTCAGAAGAAATTTAAATCCTTGATCGAGTCCTTCGGTGGTATTTATCGGATTATTCGGGGTTGATCGGCGCACACGACTCGCAGCCATCATCACAATCACAATCTTCGCATCCGCACCGACCTGCACAGTCAGGACATGATTCAGCACCGCAGCATTGACAAACGTAAACCCAATCATCGTGAACGCATGTTGAGTTGCAAAAACGACAGGTTGACAATTCTTGCTCACACATGATCTACCTCCCCAATTTCTTCGCTATAGTTTTCCGCTGCATAAAACACCATCCGTGAGCATACCCTTTGATTCTCCGGATCTCAGCAAGCAACGGCTCATTAACCGCC